GCCTGCTTCTGCGGCTTGCCTTCGTCCATCAACTTGCGGATCTTACGCGACACGGCATCGTCGGACGCGCTCACCTTCTCGCCTTCGCGGATGGCGTTGTGAGCCTTCGCGCCGGGGCGGGAGAAGCGGACATTGTTCTTCACAGTCTTTGCGCCTTCAGGAGTTTCCTGCGCAATGTCCGCAAAGTAATCGTTTGAGTTGTACCCCGGCTTCCCGCGAAATGACATCGCAATCTGCTTGGCTGCATCTTCGGCTGCGCTTGCGCTGTCCATCCATTCAGTCGCCTTGACAAGCACATTGCTACGCGGCGACCCCCGATAAACAAAGGCGCGATACTTCGCCATCTTCGCCTTCGCGCCGGGGCGGGAGAAAACACCCATTGCGCGGCCTTCTCGAATAAGTTGGTCGAGTTGCTTTGACTGATCCTTTGACAACAGCCCACGGTTCCGCATCTTTACGAGATCGGTGAGCAGCAGCCCTGCTTCATCATCCCCGTCCGACACATAGCCTTCCGCGAGAGACAGCAGCGCATCCGCGTTGCCAAACTTCGCCTTCGCGCCGGGGCGGGAGAAGCCCATCTTGTCCATGTGCGCCACAAGGTCGCGCAACTTGGCGAACGCAGGAATGTCCGCGTGTCCGTCCACCTTCCACCCCGAAGCGGACTTTCGCGCAATGGCGTGGCCGCCATCCTTCAGCAGAATCGGCACCTCGCGCATGGACCCGTCAAGCATTGTCGAATCAATGCGAGCAGACTTCACCTTGCCCGCGCTGCCCAGCCGTTCCATGATTTCCTTGCGCGTGTCGCTCATAGCGTTTTCGTCCTTGTCAAGTTGTGCGCTCTTGCGCTTTGCCCATGATCGTCCTGCGGCCCCGCCCCACAACAGGAACGAGATATACCCCGCATCATCCTCACCCCCGGCTTCATTCCCAGCGTGACGCGAGAAGAATGAGTGCATCCGCCGAACGGTGTCGGGGGACAGGTTCTTTCGGTTCTTGATGTCGCGTGCGCGGGCAACGCCCACGGCGGTTCCGCCGCGTCCGTGCTTCTCGCGCAGTTCCAGCCCACGGGCGGCATTCGATGCCATCTCCTCCGTGGGGGTCAGGTCGATGTCGGCCATGCGCGGATGGTATCCGCCTGCATTGCCCATGCAATGCTTCACGCAAAGAACGGACGCTTGGGGGCACGCGCACCGAACAGTTGCCCTATCGCGTCAGGCCGTTCAATTCTGCCTGCGTTGCGCTCCGTCGCCGTCAGCGAGCCGCGCACGGCTTCCCCGCACAGGTCTACCACTACGTCCACGGTGTCATCGTGGGAGCCTGCCGGGAACGCCATCATTTCGTCCATGACGGGCTGGAAGGCGGGTAGCACCCTGCCGTCGCCCGATTGCGGGAACAGCAATTTGCCCTGCTCCACGAACGGCTGCGCCCCCGCTGCGCGTAGGTGCTTGTCGCTGGACCGCTCCACGGCCAGCATGGGCTGCGTGGTGATGTCGCGGAAGGAGTCGAAGATGCCTTTCTGCGGCCCGTTGGCTTCGGCCAGTACCACGGACGCGCCCCGGCGGGAGAGCAGGGACGCGGCCTGCTTTGCGAACACCGGGAACGCCTCGCGGACGCGCAGGATGTCGGTCAGGTACAGGTTGCGGTGGAAGTCCACTTCCCCCACGATGCACACGCTGTAGTCGGGGTCATCCCGTTCCTGCGCCTTCTTTCCGTAGCCCCAGTCAATCGCGGCGATGGTCCGGGTCACGGCAGGAATCTTTGCCGGGTCGTAGTACCGCACCCATTCAGGGCGGAACACCAGCAGGTCGCTGGACAGGGGGACCAGTTCGTAGGCGCGGGCGTAGCCCATCGGCCCCATCGCGCTGCGACGCTTGGCGAGTAGGTCAGGCGTAAATACTTCCGGCCACGGGCTTTGCAGTCCCATGCACGGGCGGCGCAGCAGGGTGCCGTTGCCTTCGCATTCCTTGCGCCAGTCGGCGGTCAGGTCATCGACATGGAAAGGGGTTGCGCTGCGCCATACCCGGCTGGGGTGCGGCCCGGACGGGTCCAGCATCGGGAGCCACACGTTGGATACGGCTTCCTTCACCTGCTCGCGCAGGGCGGGCTGCAACACGGAGTTACGCAGGTCGCACAGGTCATCGAACCAAATTACGTCGGCGCGTCCACCCGTTCGCCCGAACACGCCGGAAGCCTGCACGGAGGGGTCACGGCGCGGCCCTAGTCCCGGTGAAACGATGCTCCATGCCGTCACGGTGTCCTCACCCGGCTTCAGGGTGACGGTCGGGAACACGGCTTGATACGGTCGGCTGCGGATGATGTCGCGGATAAACCGACTGGTAGCCGATGCCGTTTCATCGTTCTGTGAAACGATCTTGAACCGGGCATCGGGTCGGACCCCTAGCCACCATGCGACGAGGAAGGAATACGTGCTGGTCTTGGCGTGCCCACGTGGGATTTCGCTATACCAGTCAAGGTGGACAAGCGCGTGGTGCAGCATTTCGCGCTGGAGCGCGCTTACAGTCTTCCCGATGCACAGGGCCACGAACGCCGCCGGGTTCTCGCGGGCGGCTTCGACCGCCTGCTGGCGGGTCAGGGCTTGCGCTTGCGCTTTGGGCTTCGGCACGGCTTGGGGGCGGGCTTGGCGGGTGCGACAAGCGATTGCGCGACGGCGTTCAGGGTGGCATCGGTGATGCCTTCCACCACCTCCACGCGGTCGGTGGCGGTGCCCGCGTCCAATCGCTGAATGCGGTCCAGTTGCACGGCTGCGTCCATGCGGTCCCGGCGCAGGGCCATCATGCACTCCGATGCCCGGATGCGGTCCCGCACCGATGCGTTGGGGTCATCAAGGATGCCCTGAAGGGTCTGCGGGATAGTCTTGGATGCGTGGTCGGGCAGTTCCCAGCCGCCGTAGACCGCCTGTTCGATGACGTTCAGGTGCCGCCGTACCGCCTTGCGGGTGGGCGGTCCATCCGAAACCCCCTCCATCCCCCCTGTGTTTGCGTGGTCGGCCATGTCGCCCTCCATCGTAGCAACGTCTTTCAGCGTGGTCCCTTGCGTGGCACGGCGACCAGTTCATACCCGGCGTGTTGCAGCAGGGTGATGGCGGTCGGCAGGGTGGGGATGGTCGCGGACAGGGCTTCCGGGTTGGTCAGGATGCTGTCCACGGTCTTGTGTTGGCACAGGTTCGCGGTGGCGCAGTCTTTGGCGAATGCGTACCGGGTGCGTCCCTGTTCGTGCAGGGCGGCGAGGATCGCCGTCCGCACATCATGCGGCGATTCAATCGGGTGTCTCATACCGTCATTATACCCCCGTCGCGCAGGGGGTGCAAATAAACCGCCCGCCGGGGTTTCCCCTTCATGGGGTCCACGCGGCGGGCGGGAGACTGCGTGGGGATGGGCCACGCACGAATTGCTAATAAGTCTACCGGATGGCAAGGCGGGTTCCACGCTCCATCAGCGCGCAACCGGGGACGGCTTCGCCTGCCTCCAACGCCTCGCGGATGGCATCGTTGTTGGCGGTCGTGACGGACACGACGCGCTGGAAGCGTGTGGGCAGTTGGTCGGCTTCGACATCGACGCGCAGGGGGGTCTTGCCCCCGTTGCGGACCACGGACAGGCGCACGGTGGCACCGTCGATCCGGGTGCGGCCCGTGGCGGTCATGGCTTCCTTCAGGCGGTCGGCCAGTTGTTCCATCACCTTGTTGTCGATGCTGGCAAGGGTCCGGATTCGGTCGGCTTCGCGTGCGCGTGCTTCGGCGCGTGCCTTCAGTTCAAGGATGACGGCGGCGTAGCGTTCCGCCTTCTCCTCTAGGGCGGTGTCCAGTCCCTTCAGGTGTTCGTCCAGCGCGGCCATTGCTTCGGGGGAGTCTGCGCCCCCCTCCAGCATCGCGTCGATGACCGCCTGCATTTCGTGTGAGATGGCGTACAGGTTCACGTGGTGGCCTTTCTGATTTGCTCGTTGGTGAGTTGCATGATGGCGAGCATGAGCGCGTACCGCTCCAGTTCCTTCCCAACGTCGCGGGGCTGGGGCGGGGTCTTGGGCTTGGCTTTAGGCTTCGGGGCTTTGCGATTCGGCATCGGGTTCCGATCTGTCCTTCGTGGACGGCCAGTTGTCTTGCTCATAGCAGTTCCAGCCACGTTGCTGCGCGATTTGCTCGGGGCTGGTGATGGGGTCAACCAGTTCTTCGCTCCGCATTTCGCACACCTCGCGGCGTGCTTCGTTGCGTTCGTCCCGCAGTCTGCGGATCTGCAACCCGGCGGCAATCATGGCCTGAACGTCCTTGTACGCCTTTGCGCGGAGCCGTTCGATTTCTGCGGCGGCTTCGACCAAGAGCGTGTTGGGTTCTGCACCAGTCAGGTTCCAGTCCACACGTTCCGGCAGGATGCCGTCCCGGTCGGGGTATCGCATATAAATGCGATGGGATCGGTAGTCGCGGAGCCGGGTCACGATGTCGGTCGGTGATGGAAAGGCGTTCATCGAATGTTGTCCTTCCGATATTGCTTGTGATTTTCGGCCTTCGCTTTATCAAGCCATTTCCGTGCTTCGATCATGCTGTCAGCCAGCCTGTAGGCAACGGTTGCTGCGGAAATCATGTCATCCCAATAGAAGTCCTCATGGGTAGCGGCGTTCCCGCACCATTGTTGTGTGTTTTCAAGCACAAGCCGAAGCATGGCTGCGGCGATTTGATCTCGTTCCTTCACTTTCCATCCTCCTTCTTGAAGCAGTCCCAGCCGCGCAATTCCGCAAACTC